ACAGAAAAAGACACCGAAGCAACAAAAGAAAACACTAAAGCACACAAAGAGCGTGAGGAGCAGCTAAAAAAAGAGCGTGAGGAATATAAAAAGCAACAGGAAGAAATTGACAAGATAAATGTTTCAAAATTAAAGGAGCAAGAAGTTGACATGACTTCCATAAACAAATTAAAAGAGCGTTTGGATAAAGAAGCTTTACTTCGAGAAATGAACAGGCAGCAAGAAATAGAAAGGGAAAAGAAAATGCGAGAAATACAGCAAGAACTTACCGAAGCGTCTATTGAAGTAATTAGCGAGTTATTCCGTAAAGGATTAGAAAGAAGAATAGAAACATTAAATGAGCAGATAGCAGCAACATCAAAAAGGGCAGACATGCTAAGAGAAAGAGCTACACGAGGTCAATTAGAAGCTGAACAATCATTGGCAGTTGAAAAACAACGAGAAGCAGAATTAGAAAAGGAACGCCAAAAAGCACAAAAAAGACTACAACAGCAACAAGCCTTGTTTACTGTTTTATCAACTTATCAATCAAATGTAGCAAAAGGCGACCCTACACCGCTTCAATCTACAATTAGAGATATTGGAGTAATCAGAGCATTAGCATCAACTTTAAGTAGTGCTTATGATGGTGTAGACGATACAGGAAATGCAGGTAACGTTGACAAGAAAGGCGGTAAATTGTGGGTATTGCATCCAAACGAGCAGGTTTGGAGTAAAAAAGACCGTAAAGAAGTAGGGTTTAGAAATAGAGATGAAATAAAAGACATTGTTAAAATGCACGATACAGGAATTTATTCTGATTTAATGATGTACGATAAAACACAAGGTTTAAATAACGTTGGAAGCTACATGATAAATGGAATGTTGGGAAATAATAAGCAGATATTATCAAAATTAGACCAATTAAATGAAAGCATTAGCAAGATTGATTTTCCGGATTATGAGTATGATTATGATTTTATGAGAAACATCATTAAAACAACTAAAAGAGAAAAAAGAAGAACAACAATTACAAGAAGAAAAGGCTTTAATTAATGAGCAACATTAGTAAAAATACCGAAATTAAATTTTTGTTGAACAATCAACAATTCAATGCTCCTATTGAATGGGAGGAGTTGGAGATTGAAGCTAATTATGAAAATGGAGCAGTACAGCCTAATCTTGTAATAGAAGAATTTCAATTCCCACTTGAGGCACGTCAAGCTATTTTGCAATGGATAAGAAATGGATTAACCGGCGGCGTTGGAATATTCGAGGGGATGTCGTTCCAAATGACATTGTTCAACAATCAAAGCACACAAGAGAATTTCATTTCTTATTTAGATTTTACAAATGGGTATAAAGATTTATTGGAGGATCAGCGAGTAAACGTAAGCTTAATAAAAAAAGACGGATTAGACAGTTTTGAGGAAAAGTTGGCAGCAACAACTTATGGATATTTAGAAGCAATTGGAGAAATAACAAATAGCGACTATGTTAATATTGATTATGTAGTTGAGAAGAAATTCAACCTAATTGAAATTCTTGTAACAAACATTATTCTTTATTTGTTAGTTAAAGAGTTGGCACAATCAATTAGAAACACATCAGATGCTATATCAGATGTTGCTGCATTATTTGCTAATCCTTTTGGCGGTCAAGTTTCTGCAATTGTAAGAGCAGTAGCAATAGCTTTGATTAACGTAATCTACACGGCAGTAATATTAATTGCAATAATTGATTTGGCACAAAACTTCATAAACACATTAGTGCCACCTCAACGAAAGCACAAAGCAATGACATTAAGAGCATTGTTAGAAAAAGCAGCTAATCATTTTGGGTATCAATTTCAATCGCCAATTGCTGAACTAAACACCCTACACTATTTGCCATCCAATCCAAACCTAGATGAAAAAACAGCATTAGGATTTATTTCTGTTACAAAGGGAACACAAAAAGGCATACCTAACACCTTGGATTATGGCTATACTTGTGCAGAAATGTTTGAACTTGCAAAGCGTTTATTTAATGCACAAATTGCAATAGTAAACGGTGTTCTACACCTAAGAAGTGAGAATGATGTTTGGTGGAGAAACCAGTCTAATTATCAATTGCCAAATGTAAGAATAGAAGCAGTTGAATACAACACAGATGAGTTAGTGGGAAATAAATTAATATCATTTCAAACAGACTTGAATGATGAATGGACTATTGACAATTTCGGAGGAACAGCTTACGAAATTAGAACTACACAAATTACCACGATTAACAAAGAAGCAGTATTGATAAAAGGGTTGGAAGAAATAAACTTAAACGTAGCTTTAGGCAACAGAAAAGACAACTTAAATCCTTTGGAAAACTTATTAAAAGTAGTTGCTCAAACAATCGATAATGTTACCGGAATTTTTGGCGGTGGAACTAATTTCAAATCATTAATTACTGACAGATTAGGAGTATTAAAACAGTCAAACAATTGGCACTCACTTCCAAAATTACTATATCTTACAGGTGGTAAATTACCAACAAATCACAGGCAGTTATTTAATTGCCAAGTTTTATATGAGAAATACCACAATTACAGAAGTTTTGTAAGAAATAATTATGGATTTCAAAAAGTTTATTACAAGAATGTTACAATACCATTTGGGTTTGAGGACTATAAGCAACTAACTAATAACGGCTACTTTTATTATAATGGTAAAGTAGCAAAAATGATAAGTTGGAATTGGAAACCTGCACAAGATAAAGCAACAGCAAGTTTTTTTGTTTTTGAGGTTTACACAAAAAATTTAAAAGAAATTTATATAAATCCAAGCTAAAAATATGGACGAATTAAATAAAAAGATAGAGCAGTTGTTGAATTTAACAGATGAAATAGCACAGCTACAAACAGCTGCTTATGTAGATGTTGAGAAAAAAATAAATGAAGTTACAGACGAAAGGCAAAAGATTTATCTAAAAGATTTAACTTTGAGGATTAAACAAGCTCAAGACAATAGAGATAGCAACAAATTAAATCAATTACTAACTGAAGCTAAACAACTGATAAATGCCAATTAATATTTTAGTAACAGAACAGAAGTTTTACAACCAATTCAAAAATGGGGTTGGTTTTACTGACAATTTGGGAGATTACAACAATAATCTTGCTGGTTCTGTTATGAATAAGATTAAGGTTGTTAGAAAATTTAGGTTAAGTTGGAGGTTTGAAGCTACTACTAGCAACTCTATTGGCATACGTCCATTAGGTGGGGGATTATGGCAAATAACAAGCTCAGTAAACACTACTAATTTTGCAAATGACGGTTTAGCAGTTGGAGATTTAATGGTTATTGAGTGGACTGATAACTCAGGAACATTCGCAGAGGATTTTAGAATACAATCCATGGGACAAGGCGTTATAATTGCCCGGCAAACAGCCGGACCTCTTCCTGATAGTTCATTAAACGGATTTTTAAATGCATCTGTAAATCTATGGGGCAAAGAACCACAAACAGCATTGATTTACAAATTTGGTTTAATAGGTAACAACGAGAATTTTAATACAATTAGCAAGGTATCCGGAAATGCACAAGGATATTACAGCAATTCAATAGGTTTAGATTTAGGGGGTGGTGTAAGAGATACGTCATTTCAGACAATGCAAAGGCTCGGTCAATATGAAGATTGGCGAACAGGAACAGTTAAAGCACGTTACGTTCAAAATATAGATTACAAGACGCAAGAATTTGAGATTGAACATGAATTTATTATTGTTCCTTATTATTTGGACGGAGAATTGAGTAATTTGCAAAATAACATTATTCCTAACTTATTGAATGGGGGTAATTCTTTGAAATACGTTTTTAATCCTGAATTTAGGACGGTTTTATCCAATCCTAACACAGCTAAAAATTACGAATTTAAAACAGATTTAGGAAGTGTTGCATGGTACAATGAGAATTACAATGGATTTAATAATAATTACAAAATAAATAGCATTTCTTACAGAGAAATTCCATCAACAAATGCAGCAACAGGCTTGTTAATTGGAAGCAAAACATTGGTAACTATTGAGGTTGAAAAATTAAGCGGTAACTTTTCTGGAATAAATGAAAGAATGGGGGTTTACGTTTCTTATTTACCGGAAGAAATAGAATATCAAAACACAACGCTTACAAATTTGGTTGATAATTTTATTTATGATGCTGCATTTAATTTAGCTGGAAGTCCGGCAACAAACGGGCAAGATTTTATTACTAATTTAAACATATTTCCAAGCTCAACAAACACATTGATCTTATATTTTTACGTTGAATATTCAAGTGTTCAAAAAGCATTTTTATCAAACAAATTCGCACAAAATCCAATATATTTTATTATTGGCGTAGAGTGTGGAGATAATTCCTTAAGTTCTGGAAACATTGATAAAGTTTTATTACTTGCAGATGTTGAGATTTATGATGAAAGTCCTGATATTCCAAATTTAATGCACGTTAATAAGCATGACATATATGCCCACAACAAACAATTAGGAGTTGACACACCATCAACAAATATGACTTCATGGAATGAAGATGGATTGTTAGTTGACTTTGAATTTTCGATAAATCAACTTCAAGATGCTTTTTTGAACTCGCTAGAATTTAAATTAGTAGCTTACAACCAAACAACACAACAATTCTTTGAGTTAGATAGTTTTCCTTACAACGTAGCAAATGCAATAATATCCAACAATGTTCAGCAATTGAATGAAAATACAACAAGAAATTACATATTATTGCAAAACGACCAATTTAATTTTGTGAAATTACAAACAGGATCATTAGTTGCCGGAAGTCAATTTTATTCAGGACAATTTGCACAAAAAATAAAATGGCAGGATTGGCTACAAAACGCAGGTGTTGATACTGTTTTCTATGATAATAGTAAACCAAACGACAACTTGAATTACAAAACTTCTAACTACAGTCAATTATTAGGATATTCCATGCACTTAGCAATATTCAGCAACTTAGATGGAAAAAATCAATTTGGGGTTGCCGGAAATACAAATTACTTGTTTCTTTCTCCGGAAATTACCGTTTATGACTATGATACAGATGCAAACACATTAATAGGAGGTACAGAAGTTTGGAGTTGTCAAATAGAAACGTTTGAGCCAACAACAATGACTAATCTTAATGATGCAATACTGTCAGGACAAGACACGTTATTTAGAGCAACTTGGACTAATTCAGGGGGTGCAGTATCATCATTGACAGATTTGTGGGGTATTAATAGAATTGAAGAAACAGAACAGCCGGGAGATTTAATTACAGAAATGAGTTCGGTTAATTTACCTGACACAAATCAACTATTAAAACCAAGCACAGGAACACTATTAAATATATATCTTAATTCAGGAAAAGTAATTATGGAGTGTTTAATTGACGGTAGCTTAGTAGTAGCAGGGAAAAACTATAATTTAAGTTCGAGAATACACAGAGATACGTTTGAGCCAACAGGAACATACAAACAAATGTCGCCAAGCGGTCAAATCAAGATGAAAGCAGACGGAACATTTAAAATTAAATCGCCATGATAATAGAAATATTGCCAAATACAAGTCCTTATGTATATGATAGCGGTAATTGTCATAAACTATTAGGCGAAAGTTTGCCGGAGTTGCCGGACCCACAAACAAATGATATTTGTATTTGTGATTATTTAGCTTGTCCTTACATCGAGCAGGTATTTGCAAGTAATGATAATGATTGGTGGAAAAATGACAAAAACGATTTTTTATTTAAGCGTTTTGTTTCAGCAGATACAATTTCAATAGAGTTGTTCAAAAACGGAAATAAAGTTGCTGATTTGAACAATAATACTTACGGAACTTTTTTCAATGGATTTCCATCAGGCACAAGTGAACAACAACTTTATGTTGGTTATTTAGTTGATTGGCAGTTGGTATTTCAATTGATAGGTGTTGGAATTTATCAAATAAAAGCACAATTAAACATAGTAGGACAGTCATCTACATACGAAAGTAGAAAGTTTGATTTAAGTGTTTATAGTGATTTAGCTGCTCATCATTCTGTTAGAATAGAAACATATCAAAACGGAAACATAAGAGGAAATGAATTTGACTTTACAGGGTTAAATTGGTACTCATCTTTGCGTATTCCGGCAGTATTTGGAGATCCAAAACCAACAATTGAAACGGATAATTATGTAACAGAAAATCATAATATACGTCAAATAACAGCTAAGAACAGTAGGGAGTGGACGTTAAAGACAAAGAAAATAAATTGGGAAGTAGCAGAAAAATTGATTTACAACAAAATGTTGGCTAATGAAATATATATGACTGACTATAATTTGTATGCAGAGAGTGTATGGCGTAGAATATCAGTAACACCGACAGAAATATCAAAAATCGAAACAACAGGAAATCCTGACAAAATATATTTAATTAACTTTGCTGACAGCAAGGACATTTTCAAAAAACGAAATTTTTAAAATATGGCAAACGAGAAAATACACGAATATTTAAACCAACGAACTAATTTAAATTTATTAGGTTCAGAGTTCTTTGATGTTGATGCGACAGACGATTTAGGCGTTTCATGGTTTAGTGCTAAAGTTCTTTTAATCGATTTATTAACATGGCTGAATGAAAACGGCTTAAACATTTACTATTCCGATGGTACGCTTCAAGGCGACAGAACAATTACAGCTAACACTCATTTCACTCGTTGGCTGGGTGGAGATGTGATGATCGTTCACGTTGACCGTACAAATGAGCACGGATTTATCATTAATGATGCAGATTATTTAGAACGAGCGAGATTAGGATTAAACCAAAATTCTAATTCAGGTAAGTTAGAATTAAGAAATGGACTGGGAGAATTTTTAAACGCGGTTAATAATATAGTTAGAATAGGCTATGGAAGCAATGGAATTGCTAAATTCACGGAAGTAAAGGAAGCTACATCTAACATACTATTTACAGCAGTTGGATTGACAGGAGGTGATGAAGTTTTAAAAATACTTCACGAAATAACAAATGGAGATGTAAACATTGCCGAGAAAATAGAAATAACAGGAACTAACTCTGAAAACATAGGTGTTCAAATAACCGCAACAGGAGCAACAGAAAATAATGCGGTTAAAGCTAATTCAGGGAATATAGTTGCAAGTTCAGGACAGATATATTCATCAATCCCTACAACTCATGTACCAACAGGAACAACACAAACAATTAACTGGGATGGTGGTAACGGTCAAGTTATAGACTTAGGAAGTGCCACCGGAGATGTAACATTGACATTAAATAATCCGAAATCAGGAGGTATATATTTCATCAAGATTATTCAAGGGTCAACACCACGAAACATAACATTTCCAGCAAATGTTATTTGGTCTGATAACTCTACTCCGGTAATTACAAAAACAGATGATGCTGTTGATTTTGTTCACATGAAATATGATGGGGTAATTTATTATGCAGAGATAATTCAGGATTATGGCAATAATTCTCCGGTTGCACATTTGGATGATATATCATACCAATTTGCAGCGAGTGATGAAGTTACACCTCTAATAGCTGACCCATCACAAGCAGCATATACTGATTATATGGCTGTTCCTATTACTGTTAATTCAGTAATGATTAATGTAAATACTGCACCAACAGGAGATAAAATTATTGTAGATATTAAAAAGAATGGAACTACAATTTTTACAACGCCTATAAGCATAGATGCAACAGAAAATACAAGCTTAACAGCATCAGTTCCTTACGTATTAGCTGGAACTATAACATTTGCGGTAGGAGATAAAATAGAAGCATTTATAACGCAAGTGGGAAGCACGGTAGCAGGTTCTGGACTTAAAATTAAATTATTATGATAATTAATCCATATAGATTTAAGCATCTCACCCTTACAACAGCGTCAACAGCGTCAGCCGCTATAAGAATTATGACCAAAAGTGGCGGAACTTTTAAAATTGATTGGGGTCAGGGTACGCCAACAATTACGGCATCAAATGTTTATGAAAATAAGACTTATTCCCCAAATTATAGTGGGAATGTGGTGGTATATAATCGTGATGATATAGATAGTTTTTATACTAATTCTGGAGCATGGAATTTTGATGTTGCATTATTGCCAAAGGATATGACTGGTACTTTGCAATCTCAAGGCAATTCAATTGTAGTTACAGGCGATCTTGCTAACACCTCTCAATTTTTGACTGGTTCTTTATGGCTAAGAGGTGCCTCTATAGCAATTACAGGCGATCTTGCTAACACCTCTCAATTTTTGACTAGTTCTTTGACGCTTCAAGGCGACTCAATTGTAGTTACAGGCGACCTTGCTAACACCTCTCAATTTTTGGAGGGGTATCTTTGGTTAGGCGGAAACTCAATAACTGCTTATGGCGATATTGCCAACATATCCCAATCGCTTACTTCTGCTTTATGGTTAGAAGGTGTCTTAATGACACCGTATGGAGATATTGCTGCTATTGCAAGTGGGGTTACTAATTTATATTTAAACACTCCTTTAGGCGAATACACTTATACGTCTGGGCGTGTATGGGCTAATATGACACGAGTGTACATCCGACCAAAAGCAGGGTTTATTACATCTACCGAAGCTGACAATATATTTATAGATATTGATAACAGTCCTTTAGCAGTTGCTGGTGGCACTATTGATTTACGTGGAAATTGTGGTGCGGTTACAGCAGCATCAGCAGCAGCTCGAATTTCATTAACAATAAAAGGTTATACTTGTTTATTTAACATCTAAAATTATGATAATACTATACGACATAGAGAAAAAAGAAGTAATTGCAGAAGTAAATAGTGGAGAGGGTTTTGCAATTCCACAAAATATTAGTTACTTTGAGGGGTCTTTAGAGGATTTTCAAAAAGAATTTCCAGACTATAAAATAAAAAATGATGAAGAAATTACTATTGATACTGATATTACCATTAATTAGCAACGCCCAAACGGATAAACTTTGCCACAACTTAGCAGGTAATGTTATATCTACCGGCATTGGTTATGGAACTTATAAACTTACAAATAAAGTAGGTTTGTCGATAGTTAGCGGCTTAGTTAGTGGGGTTGCTGCTGGTTATCTTAAAGAAGAGATATACGACAAGCAATGGAAAAAAGGTACTTATGACAAAAAGGATATGTACGCAACTTCTTGGGGTTCGGCAGTTGGCAGCATCTGTTTAGTTGTTTTAATAGATAACAACAAAAAGAAAAATCAACTGAAAAATTTATTTAGAGAATGAAACAAGAAACAGAATTAAAAGCATTGTTAAATGGTTGAAAAATCCTACAAAATACACCTTGACTTATACCGTCATACTTACAACACGGAGGTAGACCGTAATATTATAGGGGATTTGCTCGTTAATAACGAGTTATTTTGCTACACATTGGAAGACGAAATAAGAGCAGACGGTGTGAAGGAATACGGAGTAACAGCAATAAAAGCAGGTTTATACGAAATTGAAGTAACTTATTCGCCAAAGTTTAAGCGTGATATGATTTTGGTAAAAAATGTGCCTCAATTTAGCGGCATTCGCATACACGGAGGCAACTCTTCAAAAGATAGCTTAGGTTGTCCTTTGGTTGCTTATAATACCGATTATAAGAAGATTTGGGGAACGGCTGAAAAAGAGTTAACAAAATTAGTAAAAGAAGCAGGTGGAAAAGGAACGATTGAAATACACAACACTCCATTAAGTTACGACAAAATAAACCACACTAAACTAAAGTGAAATGGGATTATTAGATTTTCTAAAAAGCAACACAGTTGATGCTATCGGTAAGGTGGTTGATAATGTTATTACCAATGATGACGAAAAAAGCAAAGCTAAAAAAGAGCTTACTGAAGTAGTTTTAAAATCACTAAACGAAGTTGCTAACGTGCAAGGCGAAGTGATTAAAAAAGAAATGGAAGGCAATTTCTTACAAAAGAGTTGGCGACCATTGTTAATGCTTACTTTCGGAACTATATTAGTTTGTAAGTGGTTTGGTTTAACTGATGGTAATATTGACCACGAGCTTGAGATTAAACTAATGGACATTGTTCAGTTAGGTTTAGGAGGTTATGTTATTGGGCGTTCAGTTGAGAAAGTAGCCGGAACAGTAACCGCTAATATTGATATGCCATTTTTAAAGAAAAAGCAGCGAAATCAATAATTAGTTGTATATTTGCTATACCTTTTATTATTTTCATATTTTTTTACCCGACAATCAAAAGTTGTCGGGTTTTTTTATTAAAATTATTCTTATTCATTTACAGATAGTTACGTATTTTATTTAAAAAAACAAACAAAAATGTTTGGTAGTAAACAAACAAAATAGTACTTTTACATTATCAATTAAGATAACAAACAAAAACAAAAAATTATGAAAACAATAAAAGAATTAAAAGACGAAGTATCACAAGAAGTAATTCAAAAAGACATTGAAGAAATGAAGTCAAATAATGAGCCTGTTCTTTCAGAAGAAGAATTAAGACAAATATATACTTCAAGTAAACTAAAATTCAGATATGAAGATATGTCAAGAGCGATTGGTGTTGTTAGAGGAATTAACAATGTTGAAACACAATACGAAATAGTTAATGACGACATTTTGAGTGTATTGAGAAGTTTCTATACAGTTGTTAGAAATAGATTTGTAAAAGATGTTATTGTTACAGTAGGAAAGACAAAAAGATTTACTGACAAACAAATGGGTGTTATTTGCAACGAATTAGTAAGATATAATAATGTAAAAACAATATAAATATGAACTCAAAAATTTTAAACCAAGAATTAAAAAGCAGAAAAATAACTTTTATATCTGATAGATTTAACGAAGTTAGTAGTGAAAATTATACAACAGTATTATACACAGTTGAAGAAAACCAAAATTTACCAATAGATTTAATTATTGAGAGACAAACATCAAAAGGTATTGTTAAAGAAAATTACACAATAGAAGAAAATAATTCTACAAGATTTGCAAGAAAGATGGCAGTAAGAAACAATGTTTTATTTGATGTTTTAGGTGTTTCTAACAAAACTTATTACACAGCTGAATAATCCGACAAGTATTACGAATTAATATAAAAAATTTAATTATGACGCTAGAAGAAAAAATAAAAAGGATTAAAGAGTTAATGAATGAAATCCCTGAAGTGGATAGTATTAACTTAATGAATTGCGATGTTAATGAAGTTTGTTTATTGACAAAACCTGAAAAAGTAGATACTGGAGCATCATTTTACTATCGTGGTACCATTGAACACGATAATGGCGAGATAGTTTTGTTTTCTGAAACAAACAAAAGTCCAATTAAAGTAGTAAGCTATGAAATTAGAGACGTTGGAAGAAGTGAAGATAAAGACATTTGGGAATTGGAAGATGTTAAGCTAAACAACGGCTTAACCATTGATGCTACCGTTGAACGAAGTAAGCAACAAGTATCATTAGGCTTTGAGGGGGATGCCTCAATTCGTGATGGGCTTAATGAATATTTCGGAGAAGAATATGATGAGTGGGAAGTAACGGAATTAGCCGTTTATGATGATGGTATGTTGGTTGAATTGTCTGAAAAAGAAGAATTTATTTATGAACAGTTGATATTAGAATCATTATGAAAAAAAAATGTAAAGAATGGGCAGGATTGGTTAAATCCTTTTACTATGCAATAGTAGTAGCATTAATATTAAGCCCTTATTTGTTAATAATTATTTTTAAACTTATACAAAATGGATAACGTCAAGAAGTGTGCTAAGTGTAAGAGTTATAAACTTGTAAGCGAATTTTACAAGTTCAAAGATGGAAAGTCAAGTTATTGTGTACAATGCCACAAACAATATGTAAACGATAGATATTACGAAAATAAAAACATTAACGATACAACTACATGGGCAGGAATAAAGAAAAATTACGGTCATTTAATCGAACAAAGCAAGTCTAATAATAATTTTAAAAACTTAATAAAATGGGAAATTTAATTGAACAGCAATATTACACGATTAGAACTAATATTTTAAAGTGTTCTGATGGAGAGTATCAAAAAGAAGAAATAATGCAGGAAATCAAAGATTTTGAAGCAAATTACGAAGATACGGACTATCCTAAGAAGCTATGGGATTTTTATTTTATGATAGTTGAGAAAAAAGTATAAAAACAAATTGTAAAAAAACAAACAAAATAGTATATTTGAAGTCTAAAATAAAATGCAAAAAAAATGGGAAAAGAAAAAATAGAATTAATCAGAATTGATTTTAAAAAGGAAAATGATGTTAAATCCGGTGTAGCCAAAAACGGTAAACAATGGAAAATGTACCCGGTATCAATAAAAAGCGGTGATGTTTGGTATTCAGGCAGCTTTTTTAAAGAAGAAGAAATAACTAAATTCAGAAGTTTAAGCATAGATAAATCTATTTATTTGAAAGTTTGGGAGGAGGAGTATAACGGCAAAACATACAACAAGTTTAAATTCCTTGATAAAAGCGACCAATTAGAAATAAGAATTAAGAGGCTTGAGGAATTTATGAATTTGGTATTAGAAGAAAATCAAGAATTGAAAGAAAAGTTAAACCAAAATAAATAAAAAATATGAAACTAATTCACAATGAAGAAAACAGACAAATTAACATTTTAGATGAAAGGTTTTATTTGTCAGAAAAAAAAGAGGATGTTTATTATCCGTCAGTTACAACTATTTTAGATGCTTACCCGAAAGGTTACGGCTACACAAATTGGCTTAAACAAGTTGGTTTTAATGCAGATGAAATTGTTAAAAAGGCAGGAGATGAAGGATCAAGAATACACGAAGCAATTGAACGTATTTTGCAAGGTTTTCAGGTTAATTGGATGCAGGAAGATGGAACGGCTAATTATAACCTAAATGAGTGGCAAATGATTTGTAAATTTATGGATTTTTACAACACTTATAACCCTCAAATAATCCATGTAGAACAGCAAATAGTAAGTGATGAATTGCGAGTTGGTGGAACAGTTGACTTTGTTTGTGTAATTAATGGAGAAAAGTGGCTAATTGATTTTAAGAGTTCTAATGCTATTTATGAAAGCTACTACTTACAGATAGCAAAATATGTTGAAATGTGGCAAAACAAGTACCAAGATAAGATTGACAGATATGGTATTTTGTGGCTAAAAGCAGCAACAAGAGGAGAGGATAAGTCAGGTAAGAAAATACAGGGAAATGGTTGGCAAATTAAAGAAAGTCCAAAAAGTTTAGAAGATGATTTGTTTACTTTTAACGCTACTCAACACATTTGGGAGAGAGAAAATCCAAATTACAAGCCAAAGAATTTAATTTACCCGGATTATTTTGTAATAGAAAAACAACAAACAAATTTGTAATTAAATAAATAATTGTATATTTGCGATAAATAAGCCACCAAATGAAAATAAGAAAATTAATACAACCCCTATCAATTCTTTGCCTCTGTGGTGGCTGGCGAGATGCGATAGGGGTTTTTCTTTTTTATAAGCTATGATAGAAAATCCGAATTATTACGCAATTATACCTGCTAATGTTAGATATGATAAAGGTTTGAAAGCAAACGAAAAGCTACTATATGGAGAAATAACATGTTTAACACACTCAACGGGTGTATGTTATGCATCAAATGATTATTTTGCCAATTTATATGGGGTCTCAAAAGAAACAATATCAAGGTGGGTAAGTAATTTAAAAAAATGTGGTTATATAGATGTAACGATTACATATAAAAATGATGGAAAGACTATTGACAAAAGAGTCATTACCCTATTGACGAAAAAATCAATACCCTATTGCGAAAAAAATCAATACCCTATTGACGAAAAAGTCAAAGATAATAATACAAGTATTAATAATACAAGTAATAATATATATAGCGATACTTTATTTTCAGATATTCCTTTAAATACTAAAAAAGAAAAGAAAAAAAGTTCCGCTAAAAAAAGAAAAGAAAAACCAACTATTGACGAAGTAATAGAATATTTCAAAGAAAACGGCTATTCTGTTGATGCAGCGAAAAAAGCATTTGCGTATTATGATACTGCAAATTGGCATGATGCTTCGGGAAAACAAGTAATAAGTTGGAAGCAGAAAATGATTAGCGTTTGGTTTAGAGAGGAAAATAAGGTAAAACAGGAAAAAACAGACGGAAAGAAATTTGATATTAACAATTACAAAGATTAACGGCAATAGCTGTTTTATAACGGCTTTTTAAAAAATATTTATTATGACTTATGTAAACACAGAAATAGCAGACAAGTATCAAGAGTTCTTTAACTTTATGGTTCAAGAACACGACTTAATTCTTACAATTGAAGAAATTGACGAAATGGTTTTTGAGGCACAAAAGCTTGTTAAAAATTTCACTAAACCTATTGTAGAGCGAAGCGAACACTTAAAGTGCGAACATCAACCAAAACGATTTGATAAAAAGTACACAATCTGTGAGAAGTGTGGTAAAATATTGCAAATGAAACCTTAGCACTTTAATTGCATAAAACACCAAGATAAGCAACTGGATTATTAACACTAAAAATAAATTATGAAAAAAAACAAAATAGAAGGTAAACTACCACCACAAGCTGTTGAGGTGGAAGAAGCAGTTTTAGGGGCAATATTATTAGACAAATTAGCTTTAATTAAGGTCAGGAAAATATTAACAGAAAACACATTTTACAACGAAGCTCATAAATTAATATTTCGAGCAGCTTCAGAATTAGCAGAAAACCATTTAAACATTGATTTATTAACTGTAATAAACAAGCTAAAAGAATATGGCAAGTTAGAAGAAGTTGGTGGTGCTTACTTTGTCAGCCAACTAACAAACAAAGTAGCATCATCTGCTAATTTAGAGCAACATGCTTACATTTTGAAAGAAAAAGAATTAAAAAGACTTCAAATAGAATTAGGGAGTGAAATAATTGAAGATGGTTATGATTTAACAGTTGACGCTTTATCAACAAATGAGAAAATAAGTTTAAAAGCATCCGAATTGCTTAAAAATCTTGAAATAACACAAGATAGAACAGTTGTTGAGATAGTACGTGATACCTTGAAAGAAATTGAAGCTGCAAAAAACAAAAAAGGTATAACCGGATTGCGGTCAGGTATTAATCATTTAGACCATGTAACAAATGGTTGGCAGCCAGCTGATTTAATTTACATTGCTGCACGTCCGGCAATGGGAAAAACAGCATTAGTACTAAATATGTGCAGAAACATTTGTGTTGAAGAAGATAGGCACGTTGCTTTTTTCTCTTTAGAAATGGAATCAACAAAACTAATGTTGAGATTAATAGCATTAGAAGCTAATGTAGAAATGAAAAAGTTGAGGTCCGGATTGTTGGATGTAAACGAGATAAAAAAACTCCAACAAGACATCCAAAAATTAACAGATAGTAAATTGCATTTATTTGATAAAGTGAAAAATATCCATTCAATCAAAAATAAATGTTTAGAGTTGCACATGAAAGGAGAGTTAGACATCATAGTAATTGACTATTTACAGCTAATTAGATACCCAAGATTTGAAAAAAACAGAGAGCAGGAGGTTTCCCAAGTATCAAGAGAATTAAAACAGATAGGTTTGGAGTTAGGAGTTCCGGTAATATGCCTTTCACAATTAAGCCGAGAAGTTGAGAAAAGAGCAGATAAGAAGCCACAGCTATCAGATTTAAGAGATAGCGGTTCTATTGAACAGGATGCAGATATTGTCATGTTTCTTTTCAGACCGGAATACTACAAAATGGAAGATGCTGAAGAAGGGTTAGCTTTAGTATTAATTAGGAAGCATAGAAACGGAGAGTTAGCCACAATTAAAATGCGGTTTAATCCTCATATTTTGAAATTTGAAAATTGGAACGAAACAAATAACGAAGAAAATAAAAATAAAGATTTACCATTTTAAAAAATAAAAAAATATGAAAAAACAATACAAAGAATTTTTAGAAAAAAAGATAGTAGTAGCAAAAGAATACGGATT